CTCCCCCTAGAGCTATCAGACTCCAGAAGGAGACCTGATGGCTCCCTTGCGAGCGGGTAATCCCGCCCTCCGCATGCGTTGCATGCGGACCAATACAGAATCTCCTCTTTGATTTAGAGGATCTGTACGTGTCTCGAATTGCTTAGACTTATCTGGGTCAAAGACCTAGACTCGTCAGAGTGGGTGCCGATAAATACTCATTCTTTTGCCCTAAGGCATTAGTTTGAGCCTCATCAGTATCTTGCAGCAGTCCATACCATAAAGGTATGTCCTCTGAAAAGAACCTTTGAGTAATCGGTCAGTCCATGCTCCATTAGCTTGCGAGCTTACGTATAATCAGATCGACTAAATCCTGTCTGAGCCCTGATTCTCGCCTTGTTTAGGGGCGAGATCGGCAAGCTCAGACGGAGGAGACCCACCGTAGTTTGGTGTCGTAGGCTACGGGCCTACCAGAACGCTGCAAGTGATTCCTGTCGGCGAATGGCAAATCGCCGCGTTTAAGGAAAAACTTAAGAAGGGCCCCATGTCCATCCAGTTCATTAACTGGAATGGGAGACCTAACTACACAGCCCCAGACCAAGGGGCTGTGGAGCGTCGGATGAGTCCGTTCGGTTGAAAAGCCGAGAAAACTCAACCTACCAAGAGCGGGAGAAGTCGACAAGACTATTGGGAAGGGTATCATTCTTCCTATTACCTTGTCCAAGTACCCAGCAGTGCTCCACATACCTGCTTCGTAGAAGTGGTTACGTAGAGCAACTGTTGAGACTAACTCCCTAGCAGCATTCCGTCGTTGCGATGGTATTTCTGTTCGTACGCGCACAACTGTTACATCGTGCCCGTCGTAATAGTCACCACCACAAGACTCTCTATATTTGCCAGTATAGAAAGTCTTGTTGAGATTCACTCGAAAACCAAAGGTCTCGAGTCTCTCAACAACGAACTGTACAAATTCTACGGGAATGATAATATCATCTCCGTAGATGCGCACCTGACCCACAAAGGATTTTAGATCCCTGCGGGTTAATGGACGTTTGAGCGCGTTCTGTATTCCCAAAAAGACAACTGTCGTAAAGACCATTGCCTCAGTAGGAAACGTTAGCGCTGAACCCATAGACGCGTATTTGGTAAGGGGTATTACCCCATAACCATCTACATCAGCCTTCGATGAACGACAAGCCTGCCAAGCCTTCCTTGCGGAGGGATGGTAGGCGAGTAACTCACCTACGAGCTGATTGGAGACGCGGTCGGATGCCTCACTCAAATCGAGAGTGGCAAGGTTTTGTTTCCAAGAACCTTCTCGAGCCAGATCCCTATTGGGTATCTGGTCATCGAATCCAACAAAGTTAGACATCAGGTCATCGATGCCTATACTTTCCGTAACTGATTCGTTGAGCCCCTGCTGCACATACTGTGTACAGGTAGGCTCAATAGCGATCAGACGGGGCTTCCCCATCGTTTTAGGAACTGCAGTAACCCGTACGGGTCGCTCCAGTCCAGGTTCGAGAAACTCAACACTACCAAGACTATGATAATAGCTTGGACTTGTAAGGAGAAAGTCAGTTGAACTGAAAATCTCCTCCAAGCGGTCGGTCCATTCCGTCTGCTCGAACTTACGGTTTCCCGTAAGTCGATCTGCGGTGGATCCTGGCCCGTGCTTTGGAACGATTCTGATTTCGTCGACATCTCTGTCGACTCTTTCAAGAACCGAATTCCAAAGGAAGTGCGCCATTTTTCGGAAGGCTTCATTGTCTGAAGCCTCTCGACGAAGGTCGCTCTCCTTGAGTTCCTGCTCACAATCCACAAATCCTTTCATTGCATGACGAATACGTGCATCACTGCACATCTTCTCCATCTTACCATCCATAAGCGTAAGCTGACGAATGGCAAAGATAGCATCAATGTCAGGAAATGGGACCAAACATCCAGTTCCACGGTCAAACACAAGATCAAAGAAACCTCCGAGAAATCGGGGGAGCCTGCCTGTAAAGAGGAAACCTCTAAACAGGTCGTGATCAACGTAGCCTCGGTCAAGACTCTTTTCAAAGTCTTTTCCAAAGCTAGGTAGGCTTATCGTGAGAAACGACAAGCCCTCATGTTTGACTCGCCTCGTGACCGTTTTATAGTCACGAGTGGTGCTGGTACGACACCAGCCGCCCAGTTCTTGAGCGGCCACCTGCCAGAGCAACATAAGGCTTTTCACTGCTCCTCCTTACGGGGGTTAGCAGATCCGTAGCCAAAATGTTGTAACCGAGCCCGTTATTCACAGGCTGTCCAATCCTAGTTCTCACCACCCAGAAGCTGGGTGACTCGAGCTCCCGAAGTCGCAGTCAGATAGGCCGTAAGGCCATCAATGACTTGCTTCGCTTCGACAATCGTATATCCAGTCACTGGAACATCAACCACAAGATAGCAAGCCATCGAGTGTTTGATGTTCTGCGCCGAGATCAACGGGTCAGGAGCGACCTTCGAGTGATCAATGCGGATCGTCCGACGTGTACGCTTTCCATAGGTCTGCGTAACACCCAACTTGACAGTACCATCATCCTTGGAATAGGATGAGGACTGCAAAGATGGGGAAGTCACCCTGGGAAGGGTGATCGGCACCGCATTGATGGTAATGGATTGGGGGTCGGTAAACATATGGCATTGCTCCTACAGTAGATCCTCCTGGTTGGAGGATATATGCGACATATGCTACCATGACGTCTCAGTTTCGACGTCGGCATATGAAGGGCAGCGCGTATCACAACGCGCGCGGCTTTCGGGAAATCCCTAGAGCCGCTATAATGGCCCACTGGCGTGCCGTAAAGGCATCCAGATTTAGGCCAAAACCGTAGGGGGTTGCCTTAATTCGCTGCTTCCGCACTTGCGTGAAGTTTTGAGTTAAGTCAGAAACGGAACCGTCAAAATATACGGTTCCGAACTGATGATATGACTTAGTGATGGTAACTGTTTCCATCATATAGCCATACTGCAACACAAGACCATCTTTACCGATTGAACTAACATTTGAGACCATGTCTCCCATGTTAGAAAACCAGTCAGCGGCCCATGACCACGGAGCCAAGTTCCACACGACCTCGGGCGTCAATTTGACACCGTAAAGCTTGTCTGCTTTACTAGCTGCCAGATGCACCTTATCGATCATAGAATCTGTGATCGGAAGGTGATATCTAAAGCAACCCGAAAACCACTGTTCTACTTTCGTAGTAGTGGTCACAGTCATTGTGGAATTGGACGTGCTACTATAGAACGCTGCAGGTAACGCAGGGGCAGGCACAAATGCCGACCCTACGCTAACCTGAGTCGTTACTGTAGTAGTTGATGGAAAACGATATTTTCTGTGGAGCTTACGCCCCGCTTCCTCAACAAACCGGTCGACGATCTCTTTCGAGCGTCTAACGGAATTTGAGAAACTCAGAAGGTCACTAATGAGCGGTTTCCAAGCAAATTCAAAGTTGAGAGTCTCAGATCCGACTTGTCGGAAATCTTCGAATCTCGTCTTGAACATGCCGGAACCGATGATGGAAGGTAAACCATCACGGTAAAGCTCACCAATGGCATTCGTGAGAGAAAATTCTGGACTAACAGGAGCTGTTCGCGCAATTGCCGTAGTCCCAAGAGCTACTAGTTGAGAATAACTAGAGCCTATGGCTATCGGAAAACTTGCGTGAGCAAAGCTAGCCTGCCTGGCAAACTGGGTTGTAAATACAGTTTGAAGGCCTTTCTTTTTTACAAAAGGAAGGCCAAAACCTGTATAGACATCCTTGACGGTATCAAAACCGCTGCCAATGTCCAAACCATGGTTCTTACTCCATTTACGGATAAGGTACCATTGGTTGTTTGAGGATATCGTTACCTGATCCTCAGTCCCTGAATACAAGGTCTTGCTTGACCAAATATCGGTCTTGCCGTCACTTGTAAGTATCTGGTACGATCCCTGGCTACGCCAAGTAGATCGTTTCCGGATAACAGGAACTCCCATCAATTCATCCCTTCGGTTTGGTAGGTGAACCCATCAGTCATTCAGGAACCTCGCCAGAGCACACTTAAGTGTATTCACGAGGGCCTGAATAACCGTTGGGTCGATGTGAGCTTCGCTCACTATCGATGGTGTTGTACCAAAGCACCTGGTGCCCCGGAAGGGGC